GAACGCCTCAGGTTCAGACTATTAGAATCAAAGTACGAAGACAACATTTTGTTGGTGAAACATTTTGTCGTTTTATGGACCTTGATTTGACTGGAGAACTTGCGGATACACGAGAGTGTTTCAACTCACAGATAAAACCAGAATTACGACAAATGACGAAGAAACAATACAAACGTAATTTACGAACATTATATTATTTGGAGACAGGAGAGAGTGTTGAAACACAAGGAGTTGGAGATGGATTGACTGGATTCGTCAAACACATCCGAGGGATGTTTGGAACCGTAACATCATTTGTACAAAATTACGACGGTTTGTTGGTAGAAGTTAGGAAGTTATATGCCCAATTACCAACCACAACAACTATCATTGCATCTATTACTCAGCTCTTGAGTGATATTATTGCATGTGTGACATTAACAGGAACCAGCCTTTACGGATACATATTAACTAGGTTGGTTTCTATTGGAGCTACCTTAATTGGTAAGGCAACGGATATACGCCAATCGATTGACAAAATCATATCATATTTCGAACAACAGATCAAGGGATGTGATACGATTGAGAAAGGTAAGGAAAAAGTTGTTACCCAGGGTGGAGGAGAAGAACACATTGGTGTTGCTGTGTTCAAAGTTTTAGGACACATGATATTCGGATGGGGAGACATCCACATTAGTGAAAAGCGCGCGAAGCGCATATCAACAATGTTCCATTCGATGAATACGTTACACACTTTTATGACGAAGTTTGGAGATTTTTTTAAAGAGATGATAAACACAATGTCGAAGACATTTTTAGGACATAATGTTTTTGACACTGTGCCTGAAGAATTAGCGACTAAACTGGAGGAAGTAGGAAAACGTATCGGAGACAGACTTGTTGCCCAGAATGTTATTATGGATGTTATCAGCGCGAGAGCTGTTATGAGTTTGTTTGCTGATGCAACAATCCTGTACACACAGTTGAGTAACTTACCAGGACATAAATGGATAACATGGATAGACCAGTATAAGATGTTTAAAGCACTTGTTGTGACCCAAGCACAGGTGTGTTTAAGTACAGAAATTGGAAGACCTGAACCTTGTTGTTTTTATGTTTATTCGACACCAGGTGCTGGTAAGACCGGTTTTAGTCGGAGATTTGCCACGGATCTAGTGGCTCTCTTTGAAGATAAGAAGATTGAAGGATCACCGGTTTACGAAAAAACCCAAAATTCGGAATATTTTGAAGGATACATGGAACAACCTGTGACTGTGGTTGATGAGTTTTTGATGTCAAAGAACAATGATGTTAATTATGATAATGGTGCTTTTGCTATAATGGCAGTTAGCACAGTTTCATGTCCGTTGAATATGGCTTTTGAAGGTAAAGGAAAGAGTTATTTTAAGAGTCGTTTATTGATTTTGATGGGTAACTCAGAAGATCCCTTATGGGAATCATCCGGACACGTAGCGACAGGTGCTTTAGCGCGCCGTATACGAGTCTTGGATATGAAACCTGTTGGAAAGGATTATGACTCAACCACTGGCAGGTGGAAGAAGGACAGAACTGAGATCAGTATGCAGGTGGATTACACGTTTACGGTTATGGATTATGTGAAACAACCCAACAACCCACCACAAAGATCTACCACATTGTTTGAAGGAAACTATGAGGGGTTGATTTGGTACACGTTAAAGGATATGGTAGCCCGTGATGATGCTTATGTTATTGATTCATGTCGCGCTAAAGATGTGAATTTCGCGAGCGTTATTCGGAGTTTTACGCACACTGACCAAGATCAACCTATTAGGATGTTTCGAGCTAGATACCCAGATGCCTTGAAATATTTTAGTGAATTACCTGAAGAAGACCCCTTACGTAAACAATTCTTTTTGCGCAGACCAGCACGAGAAGCTATATTTAATTATGAAACTAAAGGAAGAGCTACGGCTAGTACGAGTTCGACTTTTCAGACGATGAATGATGATATTTTTGAATGTACTGGCTGTAAGCGTCCTTATTCAACTAAAGAGAAACATGAGTACGAAGATGGAGATATTTATTGCAACGCTTGTGCGGCTGCTGTGATTTTAACCTTAGATCCTGTTGAGGAGGAGGTTACTACACAAATGCTTGGAGTTGTGAGTAAGTTTTTTAGCCCTAGTAAGGACAAACGACCAGCACGAACTGTACCAAAGTTTGATGAAGTTGTTTGCCCTGAAGACCCTTTGGAGGAGGATAACTTACGGAAGAGATGGACTGGTTGGTTTGAGGAGTATTTTGACTATGATGATGCTTCGACGACCATAAAGAACCAGATTTACAGGATATGGTGTGACCAGACCAAACGAGGGCGTATAATACCCTTGAATGATTTGATTGATGCCAAACAACCGAGTCGTATCAGGTTGGACCTGTTGCTCGGAATTGATGATGAATTTGTGAACCGGTTGTATAAGAAGACCGCTTTGAACACAGACCTAGATTTGATTTCATTTTGGTCTCGTATTGATGAGGAGAATTTGAACAAACAACGTGAAGGAAACTTTTCCACGGATTTTCGGCGATTAGTTAACTACACGCCACATGAACGCTTTGTAGTGTGGTTAAATAAGAGATACAGAGCAATGAAGGATTTGGTGTTTCAACATTGGAAAGCTTTCACTGTGGGTTTGGTAGTTGTTATTTCGATGATGAGTATTGGATGGGCCACATGGATGCCTAAAGAGGAAAGTGAGTCG